AAAAAATACATTTCACTATCAATAGAAGGCAGTTTTACAAAAGGCAGTTTAACATCGCCGCAATTAGTTTTAACCAAAATATCTTTCATAAAAGGTTTCATGTCCTTTTTTTTAATGTTAGAAATTATTTCTCCTTTGTTATTCTTGAAGAATCATAACGAAGGGCGAACTTTATCTCCAGTTTTGGGCGACTGCTCAACAACACAGTCGCCGAGTTTAACACAGTGAGACTACTTACGAATCAAGTCTTCCCACACCCCTTGGCACAACTTCTTAGTAATCCCTTTGTATTTTTGCGCTAGTTGCTTGTCTTTAACCCAGAGGACAAGTTGCGCATCTTTCGGGTGTATTGATTCCAGAAGTTGAATAAACATTTGTTCTCTCCTAGTCGCAGGTAGCTTTTCGCCTGGACCTCCCTTTACGAAATAGCGAAGTGTCGTGGACTTATCCATCAACGAATCTTTCGGTTCTTCTGCTGGAGTGTATGGCGGTTCGCCTTTAGGTAGGAGAGAGAAATCGATGGTGTCATCATAAGCTCCCTTGACAACATCTCGTAAAGCAAGGCAGTTGCTCTCTGACAACACTTCTTGTTTCTCTACTCGGGATGGTGCTTGGGCTGCTTTTTCTAAAATCTCAAATACATGATCTGCCATTAATGAAAGTCCTCAATATCTTCAATCAACATTTTACAACGGTGTTTAATAAGGTAGTTCAAAATCTTTGTCTTATGTGCCGTCTTTTCTGACTCATAAGTATTTATAATATCCTGTTTTAGAGCAACAGGTGCCTCGGCCAGATCGATCATCTTCTTGTTACGCATGAAGTTTCGATACTGCTCATCAGTCAACACGCTCTGAATGTCATCTGAGTTTTCTACCCAATTCTCCAGCTTCTTCTTTGTAACTGGCGACTGACGGATACCCTCTACAAGGAAGTTATCTCCAGACAGCACATTGGGAACACCGTCAGAAGTATCACCCTTCAGAATGTGCTCAAAGAGGAAACTCCTTGGCTTATCTTCAGTAATGTAGTTTTTCTTCATAGGAGAATACTGCTTAACATTATTGTACTTCTGAAGCTGAAGGAAGTCTTTATCAGCAGATACAATCATCACAGGTTCATGCTTACCGAACTCTTGAGTGTTCTCAGCCAGAGTCCCTATGATGTCATCAGCCTCTGCTCCCTGTACCTTGATTACCTTGTAGGGGAAGTTATTTCGTATATCTTCAGTTACTTGGTTAATTATACGAAACAGTTCGTCCCAATCTTTATCATCTGAGTCACGTGATTTCTTTCTATTCGCTTTGTACTGAGGGAAAACTTCACGTCTCCAACTTCCACCCTCGCAACAGATAACAACCTGCCCATATTCCTCGCGGAACATCTTGTTGTACATACGAATTTGATTTAAAATAATGTGACGAATTAGATTCTCATCGTCATCAGCCACATTGTTCATCATTACAGCACCAATGGCAATACCATTGTAATCAATTAGGATCATTCTCCACCTTCTTCATTTCAAGGAACGCATTACCAAGCTCTTCCATATCTTCATGGAGAAAATGCTCCATTCCGTCAGTTCTTCTTAGCATAGCGTACATCATATTAAGGATTACTCCAAGGTCACGAAACGTCTCAGGATCTGAGGCATCATAACCGTATTCAGCGAGCTCTAGTACGACTGCTCGCATAAGTCGGTTGGCTACTTCCATCTCATGATCAACAACATCGAGTTTGTCAGCATGAGGATTAGATATCTTCCCAAGAGGGAACTCTACTACATTAGACATATTATACTTCCTTTTAGTCTAAAAGTAAAGTTTTTAAGTGCGCTCTCCGAACTTTAGCTGATATCCAGTCGTTATAGTAATCATCACGAAGTAGAACGTCTCGCTCAAACTGGTACTTTGCTTCGAAGTATGTGCACTCAGCTTTTGTTTTACATAGGCGAAGGATTGTACGTTTGAACCGATCCTTGCCTCGACTCGATACCTCCTCTAAAATACGCTCGCCAGAGCCATAGTAATCTTTCCAGTCAGATTCGACTTGTAATCGCTTACGTCTCTTGCGTGTTTTGGTGATTGGAAGTGTTTTCTTAAACCAGAATAGTTTCTTCCCGAGATACTTCATACCAGTGTCAAGATCTTCTATCTCATACACAAAACCAAAGAATTCTTTGGGGTCTAGTTCTTCTGGTTCAAAAGGTTCGTTGTTATAATACCACATAATACTCACTGAGTCAAGTTCAGTAAGTATTTATTCTTCCTCGTCCCAGTCTAACAGTTCGTCTAACTCTCGTTCACGGTCGCCAGCTTGACAGAATGGACAGAACTTAGGTTTGATTCCATCTTTTAGTACAGCTTCATCATACTCTACATTATATTCTATACCGCAAGAAAAACATTCGTTTTCGTATTCGCTCATATTTCGAGTCCCTTTACGGTTTCCTGTGTTTCTAGTTGTGTTTTTAATTCAGTGTATCCGCCAACATAATTGCCGTCTACGAATACAACTGGAAGCGTTCTCTTATCTGGATGAGTTTCGACAAACTCTTCCATTGTGATATGCTTACCGATAATAACTTCTTCATAATCATAACCTCGATCCTGCAGGTATAACTTAGCTCCTTCGCAATATGAACAAGCAGGAGTGATTCGAGTATACATTACAATCTTCATAGTGATAAACCCTTAAACGTATCTTGTGAAACATCTTGTTTCACGCCACCAATAACATAAGAACTAATTTCTGTTTCTTGTGGAGCAACCTGTACGTTGCCTCCGCCGATCCACTTCTCGGTCCAAGGTAGAGGATTGGCTTTAGAAACATGATATGGACAGCTTACACCAACTGACTTCATGCGCTTTGCCGCTACCCACTCTACATAATCACTGAGTAGACGTTCGTTCAGTCCAATCATTGAACCATCTTTGAACAGATAATGAGCCCACTTCTTCTCTTGCTCTACTGCTTCTACAAACATCTTAGTCACGATCTCTTCGCACTCTTCTTTGATTTCTGCGAACTCAGTATCTTCCTTGGGCAAATTCTTGATGATTTGCTGAGATGCTGCTAGGTGCGTGTTCTCATCACGTGCGATAAACTTAATGATCTTAGCATTACCTTCCATCTTCTTAAGCTCGGCAAATGCCCATGAACAAGCAAAGGAAACATAGAAGCGAATACCCTCAAGAATATTAACTGAGTTGAGAGTCAACCAGAGCTTCTTCTTGAGTTCGCGTTTTGTAATCTTGACTTCCTTGCCGTTTACAGTATGAGTCCCTTCGCCTAGCAGAGAGTAATACTGCCCATACTCAATGAAATCGTCATAGTATTTACTGATGTCCCCTGCGCAATCAATGATCTCAGGGATATCTTTCATGCCATCAAAAACGCGAGAAGGATTAGAATACACGTTCCGAATAATATGGGTGTAAGATCTCGAATGAATCGTCTCAAAGAATGACCACGTTTCAACTAACACCTCCAGTTCAGGAATTGATATGTGAGGCAAGAATGCTAGATTGGGAGATCTACCCTGTACAGAATCTAACAGAATCTGCCGTTTGAGATTAGATGTAAAGATGTGTCTTTCATGATCAGTCAGATCAGCAAAATCTTTACGGTCTTTACTTACGTCTATTTCTTCAGGTCTCCAAAAGAAGCCCAACATCTTGTCCGTCAGTTTATCGTACTGCGGATACTTAACTGAATCATAACGTGCTATGTCGACAGACTCGTCGAAGAAAGAGTCGCTGTCAATGTGCGACCCCTCTCGTAGTTTAAATACAGACATTTCTTTTCCTTAAATTACGCATGAGTCACAGCTTTCATCATCATCTATAACTGATTCTAATTCTGGCTCATCCTTTATTTCGCCTGAGCTGTCAAAGGTGTTATTATAGTATAACTGCTTGCCGCCATACTTGTAAAATGTTACAATGTCTTTGATTAATTGAGACATGGGGACTTTGCTTTCTTCAAAGTGCTCAGGGTTGTAGCTCGTGTTTACAGAGATACCTTGGTCGATATACTTCTGTAATACGGCACAAATCTTTAGATAACCCTCTGGGGACTTCTGATCCCAGAGTAGATCGTATTTATTTTTTAGATGGTGTATCCCAGGAACGACCTGAGCCATAACTCCATCTTTGGATTGCTTATAGCTAACAAGAGCACGAGGAGGCTCGATACCATTAGTGCTGTTCGATATTTGCGCTGACGTCTCCGCAGGCATAAGTGCCATAAGTGTGCTGTTTCGGATTCCTGTCCGCTGTAGTTGTTTTCTGAGTTCATCCCAGCCTAACCTTTCTGTGTGTTCAACGAGTTCATCTACGTTGTCTTTGTATGTGTCAATAGGTAGTGTACCTACATGGTATTTAGTATCTTCGGATTTCCTACAAGCACCTTTCTCAGCTGCCAAGTCAGCAGATGCCTTGATCAGATAATATGACCATGCCTCTGCATATTCGTCGATTGTAGCCAATGCATCTTCGTCGTACTTGAGTCCGCGCTTTGCCAAGAAGTAAGCAAGGTTGATAATTCCTACACCAAGAGGTCTACGATCCATCGTGGATTCATATGCAGCTCGTACAGGGTAATCTTGGTAGTCGAGCAGTGCGTCGAGCGCTCGTACAGCAAGGGTACAGTATCTTTCAAAGTCTCTTGGGTCATCGATGATTCCCCAGTTGATTGCTGAGAGTGTACATAAGCTGATTTCTCCACTTTCGTCGTCTGCTGACTCGAGTGGTTTAGTGGGCAGATCAATCTCGCAGCATAAATTGGACTGATGGATAGCTGCTCGGCTAGGGTCAAAGGATGAATGTTCGTTTGCATGGTCTACGTTCATCAGGTATATTCTACCCGTGTCCTTACGTTCGGTTACAAATGCCGAGAAAACATCAATCGCAGGAAGAACCTTCTTACGGATTGATTCGCTTTTCTCATACTTCTCATACAGTCCACGGAACTTATCTTGATCATTATAGAATGCTTCAAA